ACTCTATCTTCGCAATCATCAACATACCAACATATATTTTTAATAGTAGGAGTTCGTTTTTCCACTTCTTCTACTGGTGTTTCACTTAAGGGAAAGTAGTGTAACTGTAAATATTCAGGAAAACATAAAGGTAGAAGCATAACTACTAGCGTACCAATTAATAATAATCCTAGTCCTATTTGAAATTTCATTATTTTTCCTTATTCTTATAGTCAGATGACAAATAGTCATCTGGCATATGAGGGTTTTTCCTCTCTTTATAATTATCGTATTTATCTAATACCCAATCCTTAATATTATAATATGAATCGGATTGAGTAATACAATGAAATAGTAATACCCAAATCATTCCCGATATTACATATTTTAAAATAGTAAAAGGCAGTAAGTAGATTTCTAACATTAGATATCTCCTTCCGCCCTTCTTTCGCTTCTAGCTGTTTCGAAACCATTTGGGTATCTAGCTTCTAGTTTTTTGATATTTTCATCCATTACTTCGTCTGGGCTATAGTTTAAAGCTATGCACCCTTGAACCCAGTACCATAGTATATCTCCTAGCTCTCTTTTCATATGAAACCTTGCAGCTTCATTGAATTCTTTACCTTGAAATACTATTTTTTTTATTATTTCTGTGAATTCTCCACTCTCAGCTAACATTCCTATTGCTGATGTTAAAACTCTAGGCACATTCATATTATCTTGTGTCTCTAACTCGGACACACTACTTATAAAGGCTAGAAATCTTTTTGATTCTAAACTTGTTGTTGTGTCTACGAACTTTGCGTAGTCATCTATTTTACTCAAATTTTCTCCCTAATGTAATTTGTTATTATTCTTATACCACCAAGCTAACCATATATCAATTTCTTCCCTAGATAAGTTATCGGGGAAAGCAACTGTCAAATCGTTCCTTAATCGAATTTTTTCCATTATGTATATTATAGTTGAAATTAACTTGAAAGTCAAGATTTATTTTGAGCGTTGGTTTATCTAAACCAACCAACGAGGGAATGTCTGGTTCCTTTTGTTATAGGAGTAATCCTATGCTCATGATCGGAATTAAACATTATAACTGAACCTTTTTCGTATGCTTCGTCGGGTAAAACGAAATCTTTAAATTCGAGATAACCTCCTTCATACGCTAAGTCGTTGGAGAGTTGAAGACTAAGACTAAGTCGTCTCGGTCCTTCATGTGTGGCATCTTTATGCCAATCATAAAAATCTCCTATTTCGTAGGTAGCTAGTTGCATAGGGTCAAGAGTTAGGTCTTCCATATCAAAATATTGCATTCCGTATGTTCGACCACAAACTGTTATAAACATGTGTAAGTCGTGCCATAACTCATTATCCCTTAGCCACCGAACTTTTGACTGTCTCCACTTGGGAGCAGCCGCCATTGCACTACCTAAGTATCCCTCCATTGGAATGCATAGGTCAAGTGCTTCAAGTGTTATATCACATAATTCATTAGGTACTACTTTATGTGATATATATATCACTTTACTATTGACTATTTATTTTATTTTTAGATGTTCCAGCGTATAGTCCAAACCAAGCTGCGCCTGCTCCAACTACTATTGAAATTAATCCTGATTGCTCAAAACTAGGTTCTGGCAATGCCATAAACCACATTGTGCAATAGTATAATAAGTAGATGTAAACACCTAAGAATGCTCTAGGAAATATTCTCCAAGCATCTATCATTTGAGATAACCATATCCATTTTTGCCATGGATTATCTGGTTCTTTTTCATTTTCCAGTTCTCTAATCTTTTCTTTTAGTTCACCAATCTCTGAGACCATAGCCATAAATTTACTAAGATCTATTTCAACCTCATTACGACTCATATCTCCACTAAATTGTTCGGATGGTTGTGCCATTTAGTTACTCCGCTTTATAACAGGTCCATATTCCATATGCTAACCCTACCCAAGCTACTAATTCAGCTACTGCTCCTGTACATATAACCAGTAAACATACTGCACATATGACGAAGCCATCCCAAGAAGTTCTCTCAGATACTCGGCTTTTTAACCAAGCTACTCCTGCTTTTACTTGCTCCATTTCATCTCCATTTTAGTTCCAAAAGTTAATAACTTTTGTAACTCTGTGATTTCTTCTTCCAGTCGAGAAATCTCCCCTGCACTCCTAGTGACTACAAGTTGTTCTTTTAATTTTTTTATTACTAATTTAAGATTTTTTCGTGTTGGTGTCATGTAAATCCATATCACTTAGCCACTTATAGTCTGGATTTTCCCTGTCTATAGGGGCAATATCTGTACTATATAGTTTTACTACTTTGTTTCCTGCGAGTTTATCTATTGCTGTTTGAATATTAGTAAATAAACTATCAGATAACCAATCTTTAACTGCTTCTTTAGTAACATCAGCTTTAATTATGAGTTCTATCTTATAATCTTGAGTTATTCTTTTCTTATCCATATTATTTTTCTTTATTAGAAGTAGTAACTGTTCTATAATAAACTACTACATCTTTTAGTTCTGTTATGTATCTTTTCAATTCCTGCATATTATAAGCCATTACTTCATAGTCAGGTATTGACATAGCTAAAAAGACTAGTTCACCCTCTCTTGCTTCCATTTGTACTAAAAAGCTATCAAGATTTGAAGGAGTTACTGTGAACCACATTGGTTCTTTGAGATCAATCTCACGAGGCATAACTGGTTGAGCGAAAACACGCTCTAGTGGTTTGCTTGTAACTTCTATCTGTTTAGTTTTTAGTAGGCTGCAATTGGAGACCATCATCGAGATCGTCAACAGTACTACTAAGCTTTTCAATGTCTTCGAATATATGTTTTGTTCCATTATTTATTTTCCTTTGCATCTCTACTGGGTCTTCCAGTATTTTTGCAGTTAGTTTGTAATTCCGTATAAAGTCACCATATCTATTTAACTCACTCTGAGCCTTTTGGCTCATTATAGTTTGTTTTTGTAGTGCTTCTGTTTGTGTTGTAAAATCCTGTTGTAAGGATTCTATTGCTGCTTCTTGTTCTGCTACTGCATTTTCAAGTAGCATATTATTAGTAGCTAAAGTACGATTTTCACTATATAGCCAATAACAAGCTAGAGATAGTATAAGTATTAATCCTATAAAAAATTGGTTCATAATTCTTCTATCCTATAATTTAAGCCTTCCGCTCCTGCAATTTCTACTATATCTCCTTCATGAGTTTTGAACTTAAGGTACTTTGGGTTTTTTCTGTAAAACTTCTTCACTGTATAACTCACATCATCACTATCTCCCCAAGTCTGATTATAACTTACTGTAAGTTCATATCGAGGGAAAAATTTTGCAACTAACCAAAGCCAAAATGCTTTAATCTTTTGCAAAAATGCTTTAAATCTTTTCTTCACAAGTTATATACTCAATCTTGATTGATATAACCTGCAAGATCTTCTTCTGCTTTTTTTGCATCTTCTATATCATCAGATTCATCATGCTCTGTTGGATGAAGAGCAGGTTTATGCTCTGTTGGATGAAGAGCAGGTTTATGCTCTGTTGGATGAATTGTTATTGGTTCTAAATCTTCTTGTAACTCTTGTGATATAGACATAGAATACCAATCTACTTCAGAATTTCTATAATACTTTGTCTTATCTCTATGCGTACTTGGTTTATGAAGTTTATCCATATTCTTTTTTACTGGGTCTTTTCTCATTATGTGTTTACCCACAGCTTTGCTTCTGCTTCTCTTCTTCTAGTTAATCCTGCAAGAACTTTTCCTGCAGCTTTGTTCCATCTTTTCATTTCGTCTGGAACTGAATTCTTATCTCCTGAATTTAATTTTTTCAGAAGGGTACTACTCCGTAGATTTCCTACTCCTAAATTGTATGTCCAAGAAGTTAGTGCGTCTAGTTCATTCTCTTCTAAACTAACAGTAACTGTATTTAGTACTTGTTCTGCAAATTCATCGAGTTCTTCTAATAAGTCTCTTTCTGCTTGTACTTCAGTTACCATGTCTCCTTCTTTTACATTTCTTGTTCTTCCATAACCTATAGTCCAGACATTTGCTGGGCACAAGTAAGCGTACGCCTCAAATCCCTCAAAGAATTTGACTAAATCTACGCACTTTTGGCTTACCTTCATTGCGTTCTCGTTGCTGTCGCTGTCGCTGTTGAGGTTATAGTTGTTTGTGTTGCTGATACAGTTTGAGTTGTCGTTGCTGTATCAATTATCATTGGTGTTGTTGATAGCCATACTATCATTATTACTTCATTTATCATTTGTTTATTGTTGTTTTATTATTGTTTAAATCCTACTGAAACACCACACCCACACGCACTTTCCTCGTTTGGGTTGTGTATTTCAAATCCTGTTTGTACTACAGTATCTATCCAATCGATAATACTGCCTCCTAAAAATTCCATACTTGTATGGTCGATAACTAAGCTATCAGCTATCACATGATCATTATCTTGTGGTTCTGCTGCTAAGTCCCAATTATATTGGTAACCATTGCAACCTCCACCAGATAATGAGAGGCGTAAGAAATCTCCCTTAAACCTCTCTGTGATTTTATCCTTTGCTTTTTCAGTTATTGTTATCATTATTCTAACTTAAGACCTGTGCTTATGATGTCCAGCTATAAAAGCTGATCATGAAATAGATTATTGCTATAGAGGGTGTATAAAACATCCCTACTTCAACTAATCTTTTCAGCACTTTCAAAGAATCCTCACTAATTTTTGAGTGAAAACTCTTTAACACTTCGTTCTCCTGTGTGTCTAAGGTATAAATACCTTATTCTATTTCTATTGTTTTTGGTCTTTTTTCTTCTGGTATTTCGACATGAAGGTCTACTGTTAGAATTCCGTCAACAAAAGATGCTTTATCTATCTTGACATCTTCACTAATTGTGAA